TGGTGCGCCGCGCGGCTTTTCGGTTTTCTTCGTCCGGGCTTCGGCGTCTTCGCGGACCTTGCGCTCTTCGTCGGCCTTGCGGCGCGCTTCCGCATCCGGGTGACGAGCGGCGATGTCCATCTGCAAGGCGGTCCAGATGGCGAGCGCGCGGCCGGCTTCGGTCAGCGACCGGCCGGTCAGCAGCATCTTGCGCACATCGGCATGTTCGATGATCGGCACGGGGCCGCGCGCACCGTCGGCGGAGCGGCCCTGCAGGCGCTCACGGGCGTAGGCGACGGCCTTCTGGTTGGCGGCCTCGCCAATGCCCAGCCCCTGAATGCCGACGAACAGGCGCTCGGCATTCATCATCGTGAACATGGCGTTGAGGCCGCGGCCGGGCTCTCCGACCAGCCAGCCGATGGCGCCGTCATAGTTCATCACGCAGGTCGGCTGGGCGTGAATGCCCATCTTGTGCTCCAGCGAGCCGACCGACATGCGGTTGCGCTCACCGAGCGAGCCGTCTTCCCTGACGAGGAACTTGGGCGACAGGAACAGGCTGATGCTCGAAAGGAATCTTGGCGCACAATTTACGAAGAGTGCTATGAGTTCGCGCTGCCACAACGCAACTTATACTCGGGACATTACGAGGGCAGAACGCCCGGTCAGAACAAGATGGCCCGGGTTTTTGACTCGACAGCAATCAATTCGACGCAGCGTTTTGCGAATCGCATTCAATCCGCACTTTTCCCGCCGTACCGCGCTTGGTGTACGTTGTCTCCGGGAAATGATATTCCTGAAGAACGCAGGGCAGAGATACGCGCTGCGCTTGAAATCTATTCCGACAAGATGTTTGACGTCATTCGGCAGACAAATTTTGACGTTGCGATCTCAGAGTTCCTCATGGATTTGTGTGTGGGTACGGCCGTCATGCTCATTCAACCGGGTGACGAAGATGCACCGGTTCGGTTTACTCCGGTGCCGCAGTACTTGGTATCGATAGAGGAAGGCCCACACGGATCAGTCGATAACGTCTACCGCCGGCTAAGAATCCGAGGCGATGTGATTCAGCGTCAGTGGCCAGACGCAGTAATCCCTCCGCAGCTGCAAGCGCAGATTGATCGTAAGCCAGAAGCTGAGATGGAGTTGATCGAGGCGACTGTCTATAACGATGAGATCGAAGAGTACTGTTACCACCTGATTCATCCGAAGCACAAAGAGTTCGACATTGTGTACCGCACGATGAAGGTCTCCCCTTGGATCGTTGCTCGATTCATGAAAGTGCCGGGTGAAGTCTATGGACGTGGACCGCTAGTCACTGCGCTGCCAGACATCAAGACGCTCAACAAGACCAAAGAGCTGGTCCTGAAAAATGCGTCGCTTGCTGTTGCCGGCGTATATACAGCAGCTGATGACGGTGTATTGAATCCGCAAACGATCAAGATCACGCCGGGCGCGATCATTCCGGTTGCTCGGAATGGTGGACCGCAGGGCGAATCATTGCGTCCACTGCGCACAGCATCTGACTTCAATACGTCGCAGCTGGTTATTCAAGACCTAGTGATGTCGATCAAGAAGATGTTGTTCGATGACTCGCTGCCGCCAGACAATATGTCAGCGCGTTCTGCTACTGAAATCGTGCAGCGCATGAAAGAGTTGTCGCAAAACCTAGGCTCGGCCTATGGCAGATTGATCACAGAGGCAATGACTCCAATCGTGCGTCGCGTCCTATCTGTGATGGATGATCGCGGCATCATTGATTTGCCACTTGAGGTCAATGGGCTTCAGGTCAAGATTGTTCCAACATCGCCTTTGGCCGATGCTCAGAACATGGATGACTTGGACCGTGTGCTTCAGTTCGGGCAGATTGCGCAGCAGTTTGGTCAGGTTGCCGGTATCGCAGTGAAGCAGGAAGCAATGCTTGACTATGTGGCAGAGAAGATGGGTGTGCCTCAGAAGTTATTGAACACACCGCAAGAACGCCAGATGGTCATGGAGCAAATGCAGCAGCAGATGATGGCTGCTCAACAGCAGCAAGCAGCTATGCAAGGTGCAGCGCCTCCTACTGAGGAAATGTAATGGAAGGTTGGGATGAACTACGTCAGGCAGATAACTCTGACCTGACGAAGACAAAGATCGCGCAAGACGAACTGGACCTGATGTTCGTTCGTTGTTTTTCAACAGAGGCTGGGACTCAGGTCCTAGAATATTTAACGTCAATGACGCTTGATCAGCCGTCTTGGTATCCGGGCGAAGACCCGTCTCATGGGTACGCTAGAGAAGGCCAAAACAGCATTGTGCGCGAGATCATGCGTCGACTTGAACGAGGTAGAAGCGAATGAGAGACGAGTCACAAGTTGAAGACTCAGGGTCACTGCTTAACGTAGAGGCTCAGACAGAAGAGACAACAGAGCAGCCACAAGAGATGCCCCACCTTGAGACGCAGCCAGAACATCAGGCTGACGACTCAATTGAATGGGGAGATCGTCCTGAGTGGATGCCAGAAAATTTCTGGAATGATGAAGACGGTCCAGACCTAGAGGGCATGGCCAAGTCTTACAATGAGATGCGCACAAAGATGTCTCAAGGACTACACAAAGCTCCGAAGGACGGCAACTACGACATCTCAAATCTTGAGGAAGCTGGCGTTACCAAAGAGGACGAAATGCTGAATGATTTCGTGAAGTATGCGAAAGAGAACGGCATGAGCCAAGACCAGTTCACTTTGCTAACAAATATGTATATGCAGCACATGGGTGCGCAGATGGAGCAGTCTGAGGTCACACTTGAAGCTGAGATGGCAAAGCTCGGTCCAAAAGCTGACAAGATCATCGGGGGTCTCAATCAGTGGCTCGGCAAATATCAGACATCTGGAGCAATGACAGAAGCTGAGGTTAACGCGATCACGAACGCTGCGACGAATGCTAACTTCATTTCTGCAATGAACAAGATTCGCTCATCATACGGCGAGAAAACAATCCCTGACGTCAATGTTCAGGAAAGCCAGCAATACACCAGAGCAGAACTTGATGCGATGGTTGCTGACCCAGAATACAAGTCGAATCCAGCCTTCCGAGAAAAAGTCGAAGGTCTCTTTATGCAGATGTACGGCTGATGTATCACAAGGGGGACCTACACGTCCCCCTTTCCCCTTTTATACTGCCACTCTTTTGATATATTCCTTCTAACCGACAACTCAGATTCATGAGCCGGCTACCTGATCAATGCGGCCCACTCGGACAACCGACACAGGTTTTACCCAAAAAATTGGTTATATGAGGAAAGGAAACAATGGCAGTTTCAATCAATAATGCCTTTGTCACCCTGTTTGACTCAGAGGTAAAACAAGCGTACCAAGGACAACGTCTCTTGGCTGGTGTTACCCGCGAGCGTTCAGGTGTAGAAGGTTCAACAGTTAAGTTCCCTAAGAGTGGTAAGGGTTCAGCAACTATCCGCGTTCCACAGACAGACGTCACTCCACTCAACGTCACTTACTCACAAGTGACTGCGACAATGGCTGACTACATTGCTGCGGAATACTCAGACATCTTCAACCAGCAGAAGGTCAACTTCAACGAGCGTCAAGAGCTTGTACAAGTTGTATCTGGCGCAATTGCACGTCGCATGGACCAAGTGGTTCTTGACGCACTTGCAGCTGCATCTTCTCCCGGCGCAGTCGGCAACGACATCGGTGGTACAGATTCAAACCTGAACATCGAGAAGTTGCGTGAAGCCAAGAAGATCATGGACCAGAAGAACGTACCATCTGAAGGCCGTACTATGTTGATCCACGCAAACAGCTTGTCTGCTTTGTTGGGTGAAACAGAAGTGACTTCAGCAGATTTCGCATCTGTTAAGGCACTTGTGACTGGCGACGTTGACACGTTCATGGGCTTCAAGTTCATCACGTTCGGTGATCGTGACGAAGGCGGTTTGGCAATTGACGGTTCATCTGACCGTACATTGTTCGCTTTCCACCGCGACGCTGTCGGCCTCGGCATTGGCATGAACGAGACTTCACGAGTTGACTACATCCCAGAAAAGACTTCTTTCTTGGTTGCGTCAATGTTCTCAGCTGGTGCAGTAGCTATTGATGATGAAGGTATCGTCAAGCTCACTTGCCGTGAAGCATAAGGAGGATTGAACAATGGCATATTCAGTAACAGGGCTTCAGCCCATCGGCGGTCAAAGCAAGGCTGGTAATGCACCACAAATGTGGTCTTACACATCAGCTGATGCGATTGCGACAGTCAACACAACTGGCTACTTCAATGATGCAGCCGACGTGTTGAAAGTTGGTGACTTAATCTATGTGTACGACTCAGCAACACCAACAGCATCGCTTGTTGTTGTGCTGTCAAACACTGGAACAGTCGTTGACGTATCTGACGGTACAGCACTGTCAGTAGCAGACGCTGACTAAACGAATCGGCTCCCCTCCGGGGGAGCCTTTTCTAATGAGGTGACGCATGGCATCGGGTGATACCAAACTATCTATCTGTTCAGACGCATTGATTCTATTAGGGGCATCGCCTCTTTCGTCGTTTTCGGACGGCACTGACGCAGCGCAGATCTGCGACAGATTATATGATGAT